GGGCGATTTTCATAACTACGGTCAGTATGCTGATGATTCAACCTTCAACGTCATCCCACCGTGGCAGAATAAAGCACAAGCAATCGCATACGAAGACCACCTCTACACGAGAACATCACACTATTCGTATGAGATTGTAGACAATAAACTTAAACTTTATCCACCACCTCAAAACGTATCACCAGAGAGGTTTTGGTTTAGATTTACCGTTGAGAACAATGATGCATTCGCCACAGGATCTTATGACTCTGGTGTGAATGGTGTAAACAACATGAACACCATGCCAATGGAGAATATTGCTTTTAATAAGATAAACTCGATTGGGCAACAGTGGATCCGAAGGTTTGCCTTGGCTCTCTCAAAAGAGACTCTAGGACAAGTCCGAGGTAAGTTTGGAGGCCAAGTGCCAATTCCCGGAGACAATGTCACACTTAATGCTTCAGATCTTTTGTCTCAAGCGGCAGCAGAACAACAAGCTCTTCGAGAAGAACTCAACAAACAACTTGACGAAATGCTATATGCTAAACTTGCTGAGGTCGATAAAGGAATGGTTGATAATATGGATGCGATTGTAGCAAAAACTCCAATGAAAATCTTTGTGGGGTAATTAAATGTCAAAATGGGAAAGACCAACGCAGCCACCATCTCCATTGTTTCTTGGAGAAAAAGAAAAAAACCTTGTCAAACAAGTCAATGATGAAATTATTGAGAGAGTTGTTGGACAACAAATTCTTTACTTTCCAATTGACATGGAGACAACAAACTTTCATCCATTATACGGAGAAGCTATTGAAAAAAACTTCTTACACCCAATTCGAGTGTTTGCTCTCGTAGAATATCAAGGAGTTGAAACATCATTTATGGAAGGGATCGGTATCGATAAGAAGACCGGTCTAAAAGTCAACTTTCACAAGCGAAGATTGACAGAAGACCAAAACCTATTCGTAAGAGAAGGTGATTTCGTCAGATATGGTAGTATTTACTATGAGATAGTAAAGATAAATGAACCAAAGCAACTCTTTGGTCAGATCGACAGTAGATTCGAAGTAACTGCTGAGTGTATTAGAGCAAGAGATGGAGTTTTTAATGGCGAATAAAGAATATCCCTTAACACCCTCGACTATCGAGACCATCGATACGGCAATCTATGACCTTATCAACGATGGTTTTGACTTACATACAAGAACTAACACGGGTTTTCGCAAAGTTCCAGTCCTTTGGATGTCTCCGGAGCGCGCCGTCAACTCAAAAGACAAAGATATTCGAGATTCCGTTGGAAAATTAAAGCTTCCTTTGATTTCTGTTGACAGAACAGGTTTCAACAAAGATCCTTCTTTTAAAGGAGAATGGCAAGCGCACCTGTATCCGAATAAAAAAGGTCCGAGAGGATATAGAAAACACCAAAGACTTGTATCTAGAAAGATCGCACAAGCTCCGACAAGAAAGTTTGCTTCTGCAAAGAGTGGACAATTCAATGGACAAGAAAACTACCCAGTAGACAACAAGAAGATTGTCTATGAAGAAACTTACGCACCCATCCCTGTTTGGGTTACCGTAAATTACTCTGTCACACTAAGAACAGAGTATCAACAGCAAATGAATGACCTTATGGCGCCATTTGCGACGAAAACAGGACTAATTAACGCAATATTTGCGGAGTATAATGGACACAGGTATGAAACCTTCATTGAAGGCAACTTGTCAACGTCCAACAATACAGCCAACCTAGCAGAAGACGAGAGGATGTTTCAGACAAAAGTTGATCTGAAGGTCTTAGGATACCTGTTGGGCGATGGCGAAAACGAAGAAGCCCCAAAAGTTACAACAAGAGAAACGATCGTCGAAGTGAAACTAGTAAGAGAAAGATCGATTGTCGGAGACACAAAACCTTGGGAAAGTGACGACAAGTCTTTTAGAGACTTTTAATGACTTTGGACTTTAGGGCTACTATTTATTAGGAAAATGATTTTATTAAGGAGATAAATCCATGGCTAAAAAATTCGACTTTCTTTCACCCGGTGTTGAGATCCGCGAGATTGACCAAAGCTTTCTTCCACAGGAGCGAGAAGCAGAAGGTCCGATTATTATTGGTAGAACAAGAAAGGGGCCCGCTAACAAGCCCGTAAGAGTTAGAAATCTAGATGACTTTGTTTCTGTGTTCGGTTTACCAATTGCTGGTGGATCCACTGTACAAGGTGACATGTGGCGCGATGGAAACATGGCAGGTCCAACATACGCATCTTATGCTGCTCAAGCATGGTTGGCATCAGAACAATCACCAGTGACAATCGTAAGATTGGCTGGAGATGAAAAGTCAGGCGCTAGCAGCTTTGGAAAGGCTGGATGGGCACTTAGTGCGTCTATTAATTCTGCCGCTTTAAGTAACAGTACGGCATATGGCTTGTTTTTGATTCAGTCAGCATCCGCTGTTACAATGACAACAGGATCGTTAGCTGCTGTGTTTTATGCCAACAAGGGATATCTAACCTTAGATGGAACTCAAGCTTCCGATGGTGTTACCAATACAAAAAAAGCTGGTACATTTATCAAAAGTGTTGCTACTAATTGCGAATTTAAATTAGCCATTTATAATGAGGCAGGTGAACAAGTTGGAAACTCTCTACCATTTAATTTCTCGAGAAATAGTCCAAATTATCTCCGTTCCGTATTCAATACAAATCCTCAATTGGTAAATGAGACTACTGAGGCCACAGTTGTCAACGGCGGACAAAGAAAAACTTATTGGCTTGGAGAATCCTTCACTCGTGAACTTGACGACTTGAGCTTGTTAGGGCTTAGCGCTGGCGCTGTTTATGGAATTCTTCTTCCTTTGGAAGCTGGTTCTGTGAATTGGTCTGATCACAGAGAAGGTGCCCAAGAAGCACAATCTGGATTCCTCATCTCTCAAAAATCTAAAGGACAAGTTGACTTGTTCCGCTTTAAGAGTTTGCATGTCGGTGAAGAAATCCAAAAGAATTATATTATAGCAATTGAAAACATCAACGAGCCAACAAACGCAACTGTTGATGCTTACGGAACTTTCACCGTATGCGTTAAAACAACGTCTGGTCAAACTATCGAGAGATACTCTGGTTGTAACTTGAACCCTTCTTCTCCAAACTATATTGGAAAAAGAATCGGAGATCAATACCAAGAGTGGAGCGATCAAGATCGTCGATACAGAACTTATGGCGATTATCAGAATCAGTCAGATATCATCTATGTCGATATCAAAGACTTTGTTAAGAATGGTGGCGCTCAAGGACATCTTCCTGTTGGATTTAAAGGACCAGTTCGTCCAAAAGGATTTACACTTGCGCATGGTTCTACAGGAGCACAAACCCTTGGTGATGTCGTCGATACCAGAACAGCAGCTTCTGCTGTTATTCAAGCAACTAACGGTGCTGCTGACACTGATACAATCTTAATCACTGCCGCCGATGGGACATCGGCAACTTTTACAGCAAAGACCTCTCCGGGTGCCAATCCGGAATTTAATAGAGGTGGAGCTGACCATGGTCTAGCTAATCTTAAGGCTGCTATTGAGGCAAATGCCACAATTGGATCAAAAGTGACAGTTTCTGCTGTTACTGAGCCTTCATCTGGTACATTTCAAATGACAATCACACAGGTTACTGCGGGAACTGTAGGTAATGGAAAAGCGGTAACAATTGGTACTGGTGACTTTACCGCTTACACTGTTAATGGTGGTTCTGCTGGAGCTAGTGGGACTTTTACTGGTGGTGTAGATACAACTGATGACTTTACTGGAGCTTTTGTAAAAGGAAACGCCTCAGTTCCAGGTGCCGCCGGATCTTCTACCAATTTCGTTATTGGTCCAACTAATTTTTCTGCCTCATTCTTGTTCCCAGCTCTTCCTTTGAGAGCAAATGGAACCGAAGGTGGTGCTGCCGATCCTTATCGTGCTTACTATGGTATTCGTCCATCTATTGGATCGACAACCACAACTCATGATCCGGATTATTGCGATTACTTGAGAAGACTTCCTGCCACTATCGATTCATTCACTCCAGCGACTGATTATGAACACTCTTTCATCTTCACATTGGATGATTTAGTTATCAATAGTAGCAACAATACAGTAACTTACACTTCTGGTTCTTGGTCACAAACTGCTGACACATCAACTACATCATGGACTTCTCCAGCCAACACCCAAGCAAACCAAAATGGTGATATTGGATCGTTGTTGGACTTAGGTGTTCGTCAGTTTTCACTTCCTCTTCATGGTGGATTTGAAGGTTGGGATATTACCGAGAGAGAACCTCTTCGTGATGACCTCATCAATCTTCACTCTTCTAGAAATGATAGTGCGAACTATCTCCACTACACAATCAACAAGGCTCTTGATTCAATCAGAGACCCTGAGGTTGTCCCAGGAAACTTGCTAGCAATCCCTGGTATTAGACGACCTTTGATTACCAACAGAGTAATCTCTATTGCTGAAGATAGAAAAGATGTTCTTGCCATTATTGACTTAGAGCACGACTACCTTCCATTAGCAGAAAGAGACACAGCAGACACTAACGCTTCTACACTAGGAGATGTTGGTCAAGCAGTATCGACTCTTAGATCAAGAAACCTCAACTCTTCTTATGCTTGTACATTCTATCCATGGGTTCAGGCATCTGACAACCTTAATGGCTCTGAGCTTGTATGGCTTCCACCATCTGTTGCCGCTTTGGGAGCATTTGGTAAATCTCAAGCAAGATCTGAACTTTGGTTTGCTCCTGCTGGATTTAATCGCGGTGGACTTGGATCACTCGGTGGATCTCGTGGACCTGCTGTACTTCAAGCAAGACAGCGTTTGGACTCAAAAGAAAGAGATCAATTGTATGAACAAAACATCAATCCGATTGCGACATTCCCTGCTGAAGGCGTTGTAATCTTTGGACAAAAAACTCTTCAAGCGGATGCTTCTGCTTTGGATAGAATCAATGTTCGTCGTTTGTTGTTGTTCTTGAAATCAAGAGTTAATGAAGTTTCTAGAAACCTTTTGTTTGACAATAATGTTCAATCAACTTGGAATCGTTTTAAGGGACAAGTAGAGCCTCTTTTGGCAGATACGCAAGCAAGATTTGGTTTGTCTGGTTACAAGCTTGTATTAGACGAGACCACTACAACTGCTGATTTGATCGATAGAAATATCATGTACGCTAAGATTTTCGTCAAACCAGCCCGTGCCATCGAGTATATCGTTGTTGACTTTGTCATCACGAGAACCGGTGCAGATTTCGTTTAAAGACTAATTAAAGTAAACAGGAGAATATAGTCATGGCATTTTGGTCAACAGATTTACAAAACATAGAGGCAAATGATCCAAAAAGGAAATATAGATTTACAGTCGAATTTCCAGGATTAATGGGGACAGGTACAGCAGCAGCTGCGGATGCAGTAGCAACTGATGGTATAGTTTGGTATGCCAAATCTGTTTCAAAACCAGCAATGACAGTTTCTGAAACTGATCATACTTTCTTAGATAAAAAGTTCTACTTCCCAGGAAGAGTAGAGTGGAGTACGGTCAATTTGACTTTGGTTGATCCTGCTGATCCTACTCAAGCAAAAGACGCTGTTGCTCAAATGAACAAGTTGATCGAAGCTTCAGGGTATAGAATGTACAAAGATTCAAATGATCTTGTTACAATGTCTAAATCTAAATCAGCAGCAGCTCTTGGATCTGTTGTCATTAACCAAATTGATTCAGAAGGCGCTGCTATCGAATCATGGACTCTTAAGAATCCATTCATCAAAGACATGAAGTTTGGCGATTTGGATTATACTGGTGATGAATTGGTTGAGCTAACAATGGAAATTCGCTACGATTGGGCAACATGCTTGATCAACGGTAGAGAGTACTACGGAACTCAAGCTTAATAAGGATAAGATATGACATGGTGGACAAGTCCAGACATTCAACTAAAGCAGAAGAATAGATTCATCATGTCAATCGGTGAGTTCTTGATTCCCACCGTCGTGTCTGTAGACAAACCATCCGTACAAATCGAATCAAAAGAATACACAATGATTAATCATGTATACCGTTATCCGGGAATAGCCAAATGGCAGCCGATAACGGTTACATTTATTGACGGATCTGGAAATAGTAGGCGTTTCAAAGAAGGTTTTCAAAATAATGATGGTAATATAGCGACTAGAGAGTTTGATGTAGACTCTTTAGACGCTGCTCAAATGCTTTTTAGTATATTAACAAAGTCTGGTTATAAATCCGGAACCACACCCAGTGGTGCGGCGTCAAAAAGTAAGATGAACAACATGTCACTCATGAAATCAGTAAGAATTGAGCAGTTGGAACCTGATGGAGATACGGTCTCCGAGGGTTGGAAATTACATAATCCTATATTTACAGATATTAAATGGGGAAGCTTGTCTTATTCCGATGATGGAGCCGTAGAATACACACTCACCATTGCCTATGATTGGGCTGAATTTTATATCGGCGGAGGTGCTTCTAAAGGAGTGTATCAAGTTCCAACATCTAAATCATTAAGAAGAAA